GCGACAACTGCAAAGGTTGATGGTGCTTGCACAATCTCTGATGCGGATAATGGGGTGGTTTACTATTCATGGAACGCAAGCGATACCGACACAATCGGATCATTCGAGGCAGAATTTGAAGTGACATTCTCGGGTGGTGAAATTGAAAGTTTCCCAAACAATCGTTTCATCCAAGTGGAAATCACAGATGACATTGCCTAGTGACACAAAGATTGAGGGTATCACAAAAGCCGAATTGATTTTGATGGTCAATGAGGCTGCGGAACATGGTGCGACTAAAGCATTGGCCCGCTTGGGATTGCATGATGAGAACGCGGTGCATGACATAAAAGAAATACGCGACTTATTGGATGGGTGGAGAGCCACCCGAAAAAGTATATGGTCAGTTGTTGTTCGTGCAGTGACCATAGCGATATTAGGATTTATCGCGGTAGCAACATGGTCAGAGTTCAGAGATCGTTTATAATATTATGCCTAGTTCTAGGTGGTTGCGCAGAGATTAAAATGCCGCAACCTATTTCCTTGCCCTCAATATGCATGGGCGAGCAAACTTGTGAGGCGCGAAAGAATGCGGAAACACTTGCAATCATGGGTTATCACGATGCTGCTCTTACTATTATGTGCAATGATAGTAGGGTCAGAGGCGTTTTGGAGGTGGAATGCGGATCAAGCCCGTTGTCGTATCCCTGATCTTGTGGACATCAGTATGTTCTGCCCAAGACATTAACGGTGATCTGAATACGAACATCGGTGATGGGTCTACTGTTGATAGCAACAACAGCACCGAGAACAATACTTACAACGGGCCACAGGGCGCACTATCCAACCCAGTTCCCACAGCCATGGCCCCCACTGTCATGGGTGGCGGGGGCAACGATAGCTGTCTAATCCCATCCAGTCGCGGCGTACAGGTTAGCTTATTCGGGATCGCAGAGGGTAAGGCAGAGCAAGACCCAGAATGCAATCGTAGGAAGGATGCGCGGCTACTGGGTGCGCCTCAAGCGGTTGGTGGGCTAGGGCTACAGGTTTCAGGCATTTCGCGCATGTGCGGCGATCCTATGGTGTTTCGGGCTATGGCTTTAGCGAACACACCTTGCCCAATCATGGACATTGATACAGGCAAATTGCTAATTGGTCGGGCGGCTTTTGAGAAGTACCGTTCTAATCCTAGCCTTTTTGTGGTAGGCTATGCGCAAGACAAGGCGTTTTGGAACGCTCTTTTAGCCATAGGAAGGAAGTTAGATGAACTACCTACGAATGACGACAGCCCTAGTTTGTCTGACAGGTTCAGGCGCAATAGCAGGGGAAGCGACCTACAGCGATCTAGCGAACGCAGCGGGAACAATAATGGATCAGGTCAACCTGTCCCGAACGCTAATGGTGGGTAGTAGCTATTATGCGGGCGTGGGCGGTATCGCCCCAGATGGTTCTGTGACACAGGCCCAACTAACCGATGCGATGGTGAGCGCGTACAATGACGCATATCAGACCGTCTTGGACACATCTTATTACAACACACAGATGTTGCTACAGGATCAAGCAGATGTTGCCATGGCAAACCTAGACACAGCGGTTGATGCTTTGGTTGCGGCTACAGCGACATTCGCCACAGTGGGCGCAGTTGCGGAAATGGCTGCGGATGCAAGCACGGGAACGGTAGACGATCAGCTACAGGCACAGGCGGCACTAGAGGCCACGGACATGACGATTACAGATGCCGATGTTCAAGAGTTTAACACGGCGGTTGCGGATGTTGAAAAGTACGCACAAGAGGCTGCGGGTTTCTTGGCTGCGTCAACCAACACTGGCATTACAGATACGGCTGATAATTGGGCTGCATCAAACAATGTAAGCGTTGCCTCATATACAGCGGTCACATATGACGCGACCAATGACTTGTTGTTCCTTGAGTTTGCTAATCAAACCTACACTTCAATCAGTTTCCAAAATTATTTACAGGGCGATTTCAAAACGGCAGATGATATATACAACGCAGGGATAGCATATGGCGGGTAGACGTAGATCAGCGCACATAAGTTTTGATGAGGATGAGGTGGATGAAACGTCCCTCCGTTTGGGAGGCTACACGTTTAAACCTGTTCATTTCTTGGTTATCGGCCCTGTTCTTAGCGGCATCGCTACTGGCATTTATTTTGGCTATGATGCTTATAACAGGTTTCTTGATGTTGAGGCTAACATTGGGGTAGTCTTGGAAGCGGAGGGCCGCATACAGGCTCTTGAGCAAACAATAGGAGACAATGACGTAAGCAACCTACAGTCACAGCTTTCCGCGATCTCGACCAATATGGCGACGATCCTAGAACAGCAAAAGACGTTGTTGGATTTGCGCAGTAAAGTCGAACGTGCCGAATTGCTAACTAATGGCATTGATACGAAGTTACAGCGCATTCAAGATGATATTGACAGTACGTGGCTTGCGATTGATGCATTGGAAAAACCACTATGACAACAGCACCTAGAAAACGCGGTCGCCCACCAAAGGCGAAAACTTTACAAGCCGACAGCCAGTTTGCACAATTCGATGCAGATGGTGATGGTATTGTATCAGACGCAGAGTTAATGGCAGCGGAACGCGCTGCGGAACTAAAGGCAAAGATTGAGCGGTGGCGCAACGAGGACGCGCTACAGGATAGGCAAAGGACAATCGCGCTTGTTGCTATGCTTTCGACTATTGCGGTCATTGGTGCGCTTCTTAGCCCGTATATACCCCTAGACCGCATGAACGCGGCACAGGGTTTTGTGAATACATTTCTAGTCGCGCAGACTGGGATCGTCGTTGGCTTTATGGGAGCGAGTGCGTGGAGCAAGAAGAAAGCGGACTAGACCCGTATATTGAACTAGCAGATTGGATTGATGCTGTGGTTACACGGGCCGACAATCTGGTTGATGTCGCAAAAGGAAATCACTGCCTCACTCGACCCGATGGTGACTGGACTAGACAGATTGCATTGGCAGAGGGTTTGCGCGGCATCTATGATGCCAATGTTGTTTCCATGATTTTGTTCTGTTTGCTTATGCGGATCGAAATAGACCCCTATGAGGGGGACGCAATTACGCAAATGAACAACGAATTTCACTAGGAGGTGAAAAATGATCGCGTTACTTGGTAGCCTATTAGGGTTCGGCACTAGCTTTTTGCCGCAAGTCTTGGATTTCTTTAAGCAGAAACAAGAACACAAAAACCGACTGGAACTATTGGAACTACAGGGCGAACTAGCCGCCCGAGGTGCTAGTTTGCAGTTGGATATTTTGGACAAGAAAGCGGAACTAGAAGAAACGAAAGCGATCTACAATTATGCTAACCCTACTAGCGGATTTTCTGCGGGACTGGCCTCAAGCGTCCGTCCTGTTATCACTTATCTGTTTTTTGCTTTATTCATGGCAACCAAGGTTGTGATCATGCTGAAAGTGATTGAGGAAGGTGGGGACTGGAAAGAAGCGGTTGACCTGATGTTTGATGCAGAGACGCAGGGTCTATTCGCGGCGGTAATTTCGTTTTGGTTCGGACAGCGCAGCGTTTCAAAGTTCATGGGGAAAAGATAATGAAAATTACAGTTGAACAACTTAGCCATATGATCCCGAAAAACACCGAGGTTGAACAGTGGTGCGAGGAATTGAACCGCGCGTTTGACAAATACGGGATCAACACACCCAATCGGATTGCGGGTTTCATTTCTCAGTGTGCGCATGAAAGTTCTGACTTTCGCAGACTAGAGGAAAACTTGAACTATTCAGAGGACGCACTTAATCGCGTGTTTGGTCGCTACTTTGGCGAGGGTAAGCGCAACGCTGCGGACTATGCGCGGAACCCTGAAAAGATCGCAAACTACGTCTACATGGATGAATACCGATCTAAGCGTGGCGCACTTGGAAATGTCCATGACGGGGACGGTTGGCGTTTCCGTGGCAAGGGTCTAAAGCAACTGACAGGCAGAAGAAACGTAGAAGGGTTTGCCAAGGACTTTGGCATCACCGCAGAGGAAGCGTCTGACTGGTTGGAAACAAAAGAGGGCGCACTAGCATCCGCACTTTGGTTCTGGGACACAAACAATCTAAACGAGGTCGCGGACACTGGTGATGTTGTCAAACTGACTAAACGGATCAACGGGGGCGATATTGGCCTCTCTGATAGGCAAAGCCGCTACAATGTAGCGATGCAAGCCTTAACTGGGGACATGCCCTCACGCGCCCAATTTAGCGGTACTGTGCGCCTTGGGGATCGCGGTAACAATGTGAAGTTGGTTCAAGAGAAATTGGGTCTAGCTGCGGATGGTATATTTGGAAGCGGCACAGATGCGGCGGTCAAGAAATGGCAGTCTGAAAATGGGCTAGTTGCCGATGGGATCGTGGGGCCGAAAACTTACGCAAAAATGATGGGCTAGATGCAAACAAAGCTAGGATGCGAGGGTAAGCTATCCCATAGACAGTTGGTCCGCTTAGGCGGGCTGATTGCTTTTGTGTGTGACCGCTTGCCATATGATCACATATTAGACGATCTGACAGGCAACGGCTTTCTGGTTGAGGATGGGAATTGGTTTGAAATGACCGCCAAGGGCCGACATGAACTAACGCGATTGACCGCTATGGCTGGGCTGCGTCCCGAGCATTATGGTGATAAATGAGGATTGGCTTAACTGCATCCGCGTTTGATTTGCTACACAGCGGTCATGTGGCGATGTTACAGGAGGCAAAAGGTGTTTGTGATTACCTTATTGCTGCATTACATGTTGACCCCTCTATAGAGCGTTCTGAAAAGAACAAGCCTATCCAAAGTGTTGTTGAAAGATACACACAATTATCTGCGGTCAAATATGTAGATGAAATAATACCGTATGAAACGGAAAGCGATTTACTGGATATTTTACAACTTCACAGGGTCGATGTTCGTATCATAGGCGAGGAATACCGCACAAAGCCCTTCACAGGTAAGGCAATGAAAATTTCTGTGCATTATAACGCGCGGCGACATAATTTTTCATCGTCTGACTTACGGCGGCGTATCAAAGAAAATTCCATTTGATTTTGCCTCTTTTGTTTTGTTAGATGTTTTGCGTGGGCCGTGTAGCAATCATCGTTTTTGTTGGTTCTACCCAAGCTGTATCCCGACACTATAGCGCGGCCCACACGATCACCATTGAATATTATATTTGACCCGCCAATAGCGGATTGAACTTTCGCTAACCCCAATCGCGCGGGCAACCTCTGCGTTGTTCATTCCTTGTCCTATTAGCTTTTTGATTAACGCAAGCCGTTCTGGGTTATATGTTCCAACGCTTCGCCGCGCTTGTTTCTTGGGCTTGGTCTTGGGGTTCTCTGGTACTGTCCCCCACGCTCTACGGTGTCGCTTTCGTTCCTCTGCGGCTAGTGCCGCCCATGCTGTCGCCGTTGTCATTTCCGCGCCCCCTTATTGTAGGTTTGTGGAACCAAGCCCTTTCTTGGTAGCTTGAATTTCTTGATCAACATTTCGATGTTTTCGACTGGGGACAAAAGCACATCTGCGATTTGCTCATTCGTCAATTTATACCAGATCAGTTTGTTGATTTGGATGATCTTGGGTGCGACTTGTAGCGTTTCCTTGATTGGCTTTGGCTTGTTGTATCGGATCGCGTTTTCTTTCCCTACTTGCGTCTTTTCTATCATGTTGACCTTGGGTTTGATTGCCTCATTGCGGAATGCGTCTTGTTCCGCTTTCATTTGCATCATCTTTTGAACTTCACTCGGTGTTGGGGGTCGCCCGTACAATTTCGTGAAAGTGTCTGTGATGTTTACCATTTCTGCCTCTTAGATATTGTAGCCTAGTTGTTGTGCTTTGAATTTAAACTCGCGCAATTCCGCTCTTGCCTCATAGAGTTTGCCCTTCGCATTGGGTAACGGATCGCGGCGGTTGCACTCATTTTCCCAGTTCGAAACCATCCGTTTCAGATGCACATATTCCCGATGCATCGCGGGGTTATCCTCAATCTTTGCCGACATGTGCTTTCCCTCCTTGTCGTTTTTCTTTCCATTCAACCCCATACCGTTTCGCATATACGTTTATAAACGACAGGGGCTTTTTCAGGATGTGTGCGGCCTCTGTCTGGGTGTATCCCTTGTCTGACAGGCTTTGCAGCACCTTGCGGCGTTCGTTATCGTGCCGCGCGTTCATCTGATCCCAAGTTTCAATCCACAAGGTTTACATCCTCATTCTTGTGGCCCTTGAACTTGATATTGTTGACCTGACAGAAACGGTTTAGTTGTTGGCGGGTCATGCCGAGATCACGCGCGGCCTCTGATTGTGTGCGACCCATGCTTGCCTGATCCTCAACCAGTTTGACCTGTGCGGCCTTGTGGTTCTCAATTAGTTGTTTCCATTTGCTCATTGTGTCGCCTCCTTTATCAGCGTGTAGCGGGCGATTTGCTTGCCCGAGTGTGTTTCCACCATTTCCTTGTGGATGGTATGCCCCGCCTCTTTTAGATCGAATATGCGGGCGGCTAACCTCATGCAGTTATACTGGCTCATGGCGGTTAGCGGGGTGATTGATTTGTGGCGGCGTAGATGCCCCATGATCATTTTGTTTTGGCTTTCCATCTTTGATCCTTCCTATCTGATGGGGTGGGTGGGGCTTACGCCCCTGCTAGTGTTACCTTTGTGGGGCGTTGGATGATGGTTTGTTTTACACCATCGCGAACGTCATGCGCTTTGACTTTAGCCATGCAGGAGATTGTTTCGCCCTTTGCCCAACACTGTGAACCTTTGTAGATGATCACGTTGTTGTCTGCATCGCGGCAGATGTTGATGTATGAATATCCATACTGACCAACTAACTCGACCCAATGCTTGACTGTAACTGTGAATGACTGGCGTTCGCCTACTGTGCCAACCCAATCCGCTTTTGCGTCTTGTGCGGCCCATTCCGCTTCCTGTGCTTTGCGCTGATCAATGATCGCAACCATCTTATCGCGCATTTTGTCGGTTGGCTTGCCAAAGCGATCAATGCCATATTTCACCGCGCTAAAGAAACCTTCGTCCTGTGTTGATGGGAAGCCCTCTAGGAAGTCGATGATTTCCTGTGCGCGATCATCTTCGGCAACCCAGTTTTTGCGCTTGGTTTTCGCAGCGTTCGCCATTTTGTATGCGGCAATCGCGGGATCGTAGTTGTGTGCGTTTCTGTGATTTTCGTTGTAAGCCATTTTGTATCTCCATTTGGTATAAGGTGATAATAGCAGCATGATCCGCAGTGTCAACAAATTATTTACAAATATTTGGAATAACGCTTGAGCATGATTTCGCGGGTCGTTTCCTCTAGGTGGTCGATGAACTCCGCGAGGTATGCATAGTCCTGATCGCTTACGATTATATCACAGGCCCGCTGTGCGCTCTCTATATCGCCGCAAATGGTTTTGTTCGCCTGACAGTGGCAGATTTCATAAACCGTCACTGTGTGGCCCGCAAAATGGCTCTGGCCCTCTGGGTATTCGTGCGTGATTGATCCGCGATCTTTGCAATGTGGGCAGTTGTAAGACATGGGCTTTCCTCTGGTATGGTTGGGGGGCTTTCGCCCCCCTTGGTTTATGCGTTCGCAAGCATTGCTTGGAATTTGGCGATCATGCCCTCTGCGGCCTTTACCGCCTTTTCGTCTTTTCGGATTTTGTAACCCTCAAGATTATATTCTACTGCGGCGATCATATCTTTTAGAGATTGTTCTAGTGATTTTTCCATTTTGGTATTCCTTCCTCTGGGTGGTTGGGGCTTGCGCCCCTTACTTTGTTTTCGCTTCGATTTTTTCGATTGCCGCTAGAACGTCTGCGGTTGGTAGGTCGTTGCACTGCATGAAGTCCAATGATGCGTATAGGGCTGTAAGTGTTTCGCGTTCGTACTGTGTAAGTGGGTTAGTCATGTCATTTTCTCCTTGGTATGCATTATATGTAATCCAACCGCTTACAAACGTCAACAACTAATTTACAAAAAAGTGAAAAAAAGATTGGGGCCGAAGCCCCGCCCCTTTATCCGATCAGACCATATTGGCTCATGGTGCGGTTCAGGTTTTTCTGGGTGATCTCTGCTAGATCATCCTCGAAATCTGATAGGTCTAGGATTTCCACCCCATCCACCAAGACACCAGATGGGCGGCGTTGGCGAATGCCCACCGAGTGACAGCGACCATTCACCAACCAATCGCGGGCAATCGCTCTTGCGTGATGAACGTCTGTCGCGTCCAGTTCGGTCATAGGTGCATCCGTATATGGTGCGACCTCTAGGTGGACCACATAGCCGTGATCTTTGGTGCGCTTTGCGCGGCCTACCGCTGCGTCTGCGGACATTAGGAAAGAAAGAGAATGTGCCATAGGAAACCTCCGTTGTTGGCGTGGGGCCGAAGCCCCTATGTTTACTTTGCGTTGAACCAATCAATCGCGTCCTTCATTGTGTCGAACCATTCCTCATCATCAGTGTCCCAATCTGAGGCGACATAGCAACCGTCACGATGTTCGATAACTTTGTTGCCATTGTTGAACCATGAGCATTCTGGGTTCCATTTGAAATCTGCGATAGTCATTGTTTTGTTCTCCATTTGGTATATGAGTAATGTAGGCGTTGTGATTACATATGTCAACACAATGTTTACAAAAAAATGCAGAAAAGCAGGAAAAAAATAAAAAGTCCTGGGTTTTCAATGGGTTAGGAAGCAAAAAAATGGGTCTAGTGCAACTGGATTTCACGGTTTCGGGTCAACCAGTGGGCAAGGGTCGCCCCAGATTTTCGAGCCACGGGCATTCATATACACCATCAAAGACGAGAGAATATGAAAACAGGGTGGCGGCTGCGGCTTGGGCTGCGATGAAACAAGCGGGGCTAGAACCATCGCCACGGCGTATGAGCGTGATCATCACGGCCTATTTCGAGGTGCCGAAATCGTACAGCAAACAGAAGCGGGCCGAGTGCGAGGCGGGTATTCTCATTCCCAAGCGTCCCGACATCGACAATGTGGCGAAAATAATTTGTGATGGTGCTAATGAAATCGCTTGGGTGGATGATGCGCAAATCTGGCATCTCACAGCGTTCAAGCGGTATTGCGATGATGGGCAGGAACCGCATGTGGCGGTTAGGGTTCAATGGGATGATCCAGATATGACCAATCAGGACCGTACAAATCTCTCCACTTTTTAGGGTTCTTGTGAATGGCTACTTTCCCATTCCCATTATTGAACAAACCTTGGTGATGATCCGAGCAAAGTGGGATCGTATCTCGGTCAGATCGTTTTCTAGTTCCAAAGCGATCATGGATAACGTGATGGGCTGTCGTGGGTGACATTTGGATTTCGCCGTGGGTCTGACAGACGATGCATTTTCTTTGTCGGATTTCATCTAAAAACCTCGGGTCTTTTTGTTTCTTGGATTTGTCTTTCAAGCCGAGCGGTGGTTTTCGCGCCAGATTGGACATGGCTATCAACTTCCCTGCGTAGTAGTTCGATCTGTGCTTTTAGGTCTTGGTTTGCGTCACTCATTAAGCAACTCCATAGGATCGCGCCCCAGAACCTCCGCTAACTTGCCCAGAGCGGCCTCTAGGTACTTGTTAAACTCCGCTTGATCCATTTTCTGGTAAGCGATGCTGTCCGCTTGGTAGTACACATCACCAGTCAACAGATTGAGCGTGGCCCTATGATAGCCTAAAAGTATCTTTAAATCATCATGCAAGTGTTCGGGTGTTGCCCATTTGCCAGTGGCCTCAACTGTGCGCTTGAGAATTTGCCAGTACATTTTGTGCTGTGGTGGCGATCTATGCTTGGTGGGTTCGAGCCTGAACACCTGACCCTCCGCGCGTTCCTCTATCGCCTCTGCGTCATAGATGGTGAGGGGCATCAACTGCCCCCCGACCTTGTTCACTTGAATGGGTGGTTTAGCCACGGCCTTGGAACCATGACGCTTGCTTTTCCACCTCAAGCGGGAATGCTAATGCGCCCTCCTGAACCTTTGCGCTATCATTGCGGAATGAACGAGCATCTTGCCCCTTTTCTACAAGGTGACGTTCCATCCAATCCAAAGCGCGAACTTGTAGTTTTGCGCGTTGGTATTGATCGCGGGGTGGGGCTTTTTTCCCCGCGTTTAGTGATGATAGTGATGATCCCTCTGGGTCGGTTTCGATCAATAGCCACTTTCGTTTTTGATCATCCTCAACCAAATGAATACTGAACTTCATTCCAATTTTCATTTTGGCTAGTGCGCAGAGTTCCTTAGATACAACAATAGCCAAGGCGGTTCGCCCCTTCGATCCCTCCTGTTTGTTATAAATTTTCACATAGTTTTCGCCCGCTGTGACTGATCGTGCGTTGTGAATTGAACTTTCGATTTTCTTAAACATTTTGTCTGTCCTTCTGGTATGTTGACTATGTGGGGGATTTACAGTCCCGTCCCCCTGCGGGTGCCGAACGGTCAGTTCATCTGACCGCCTCCTGTTCTTAAAAAGGAATTTCATCATCCATGTCATTCCTTGGATCGCGGGGTGGTTCACCTTGTGGTGGTGTGGTGGTTCCCTCATTGCCGCCTAACAGTTTGATCTTGGGGCCACGAATAGAGAAATAGATTTTCCCATTGTATTCCCGAGATTTCAGTTCACCCGCAACGGCGACCTGTTTGTTAGTCTTGAGAATGTCCGCTAATCCCATCTGGTTTGTGTTTACATCGAAATACATCATGCGCCCATCATCACCGCGATCATCACGCACACCCACACTGAACTGTAGATACTGCCCTTTCGATCCTTCTTTGATTACGCTGTCCTGATACAGCTTTCCGATTACCTGTATAGTGATCATGCCATTAAACCTTTCTTGGCTGTGTCGTGCGCGTCCCAAAGCTGTGATGTTAGGTGTGCGCTAAGTTGATCCTCTACGCGGTTCATAAACTTATTGAACTTATGCTCTACGTCCGCGAATTTTTGAGGATCGCTATTTGTCGTGTAAAACTCTAGCCAAGCATCCACACGTTGCTGATCGTCCATGTTGATCTGTGGGGTGGATGTTTCCTCTTGAGGACGTGCAGGGTTCACCTCTGGTTCATTGATCTCCTGCGCCTCTCCTGTGTCCTCTGGGATGCCTTCCCCGCGATAGATATACAACCCTAGCCCATGCATCGCTATGGCCTTCACAAAGCATCTCATGCGGGTGTCACTGATAGCCCGAGCGTCTGGGTTCTTGATCGCTTGATTGTTGTTATTCATTACAGGCAACCACATCATGTGGGACATGCCCTCAATAGTCACTGTGCAACGAACCTCACGGGTTTCATCTGGATACACCAGATCATCGTGAAAGTGATAACTCGCAGAGTTTGGGAAATGCTTACACACCTCTGTCCATGCGTGGGACCAAGATAGATAAGTGAAGCGGCCCTTTTTCTCTGTGTGTTCGTTTACGTTCACAGGGTATAGCTTGGCGAATACGTTAGTCATTATTCAACCCTCCAAACACGAGCCATTCCTTCTGGGCAATCTATGATGCTTTGCTTGACCTTTCTGCCTACAGCCTCCGCGCCCTTCCTGAACGACATTGCTTGCGTTATTTCAATCAGAACGCTATCTCCAATTTCCATTTCTAAGGCTAGGTTCTGCCAGACTGGTCGTCGTCCTTGCCCTTTGCTTTTTGGAATTGGTATATTTTTTTCTATCTTAATCATTTGATACTTCCTCTTTGTGGTTTTCATTCCATAAATCAACAGAGTTTCCCAAGGCTTCTTTCACAAGTGTATGTGAGCCTTCTGGAAATTGACGCTGTAAATATTCTTCATGTGTGATCTGACCCTGTTCAGCTTGCATAGCTAATTTGGTCATATAATTGCTGATCGCTATTGATATTTGAGCGGCAACAAATGATGCGGGTGGGTTTCCCATCTCCTAGTTCTCCTGTGTTTTCTTTTGGTTCTTACCTAAATAAGCATTGTCTCAAACATGTCAAACATTTTTTTTAAAATTATGCGGAAATGCATAAAATAAATTTCCATTTGCATATCTGGGGTTAATGTTGTAGGAACCAAAAAGGGCCGACACAAAGCCGACCCTTTAAGATACCAAAAGAAACACAAACTGGAGGACTACGCAAAACGCCCAAGGCTTGAGGAAGGTAAAGCGGAGGGCATCCCACAGGAGGTTTCAACGCCTCCCTAACACAAGATGTTGTGTCTGACAAGACAGGATGAAACGCAATGGAACATCCTGAGACAATATGGACACAATATGTAGAATGGACAAAGGAGCAAACGAATGTCCCATTACATGACTGCACTAGCAAT